AATTTCTATTTTTTTAAGGAATTTATTTAAGTCAAATGACCTAAACATAATGCCACCTAATGCTTTACCATCAAATCCATCTTTCCAAAATACTTTTTCTTCAAATTTATTCATATTATTATTTTTTTATACACATAAATGAACCAACACCCAAGAAAATAGCACACATAAATGTGCCCATTTCATTTAATGGGTCTGAAAAGTGAATATATTGTTGGGCTACACCAGCTGCAATAAGATATGCTACTCCTAATGATCCCAAACCTCCAATAACTGCTTTATAATTTATTGATTTTAACATAACTTTTATTTTTATGAATTAGTTCTTGAAAACTTCCCATTATATTGATACATTATTCCTAATGTTGGGTGTTTAATATTATTACCATACTCTACAAGTTCTTCTAATTTTTTAGACATTGATTGAACTTTTAATGCTGTAACAAATACAACTTCATTTATTACTTTTGAATTGGACGGATTTAAATTGATTTTCATATAACCTTTATTAATTTATTTGTGTTCTATTGGCTTCATGCCTCATTTACCCCGTAAATATACGAACGATTTTTTGCTTCTCCAAATTTTTACACAAATATCTTCCAATTTTCTTCTTCTTCTTTTGCTAGCACTTCATAGGGGTGGGTATTATAATCATATCCTATATTATAATATCGTTTCATCCATGAGGGTGATTGTAAATAATGTTGGTATTCATGTATTAAAGACCTAATAATTGTTTCTTTATCAATCATTTTAGGCCAATAAATTACAATAGTATTATCATCCTTATCATATTCAGCATCAGGGTTACATTCTGTTTCTGATAGAATATCTTGGTCATAATCATCACCTGTTATTCTTATATAAATGTTGTGGTGAAGTTCAATATAAGGAGTACAATTATGGTATTTTGAATTACCATAATATTTTTCTATTTTTGGGTAAGTTTTATTTATTATAGATCGTATCCTTTCTTTATCCATGGTATGAATATACGAACCCTGTCTTGCTTCTCCAAATTTTTTCAATAAAAAAGAGGCACCAATGGTGCCTCAATTTTAGGATCAGGGGTGAAAATTAATACTAGAGATCCATTTTATCTGCTATATAATTATCAAAATCTTCTTTAAAGTCATCTTCACTAAAGTCAATATAATCATCAACTCCATTTAATCTAATGGCATTAACTAATGATTTTACATATAATGTCCATTGATCATCAATTACTTTATTTTCAGTAATAAAATCATTCCATTTTGTTATGTAATTTTCCGCCATTTCTTCTTTTTTATTTTCATCAACAGGGCCAAACATGCTAGTAGCTGATGACATTTGGTTTGCTATTTGATCCATCATACTTCTCATACCAGTATTTTTTATTTGGACCCAATCTCCATCACCTTCCCACCAAATATAGCCATAATCACCACCAACTTCATCTACTTTACCAGCCATTTCTTCTAATGCATCTTCCCACTCACCATCTAATTTTATTTTATTAGCTGGTTCATCGTATTTTGAATCAATAGTCCCATCTTCATCTACAGATGAGATATATCCTGTGTTTGCTATTTTTTTAGCTGTGTCTTCAGTATCATAGTGGTTAAGTAATGCTTTACCTAAACCTTCTGGGTAACCATCGTAATGATTGTATGTGCAAGTGAAGTTTCTATCTTCATCTAAATAACCTATAAGTGCTCGTGTTGCCATTGTGTTTAATTTTTATTCGTTGATAAATATTACAAACTATATTCTAATTGCCATTTTTCAATAAAACTTTTCCCCACACCCAATTCTAATATAATAGCATTATCAGGAACGCCCGGGAGTTTTTTAGCTGATATAATGTAATCTACATTTTCGTTATTCCAAATTTTCATTTTGGTTTTTGCATTTGAGCGATTTGATGATTTAAACACCATAACTACTGGTAGTTTACCATACGCTTTACCTTTTTGAATATTTGGTTTGAATTTACTTTTCTTTTCCTCAGGTCCAGGAAAACTTTCTACTTTCCATGCTCCATTTTTAGATTTATTATCATCAAAATGCCATAATTGTCTACCACCTAATTCTGGTTTTGATGGTACATCAATAAATTCTAGAACATATTTAGTTCTACGTTCTGTGTTTTCTGCTGGTCTACCCCTGTTCATTTCTCATTTCTTTTACGTGTTTACAATTTCCTCTAGTCCTCCAAGTACCAGGACAATCACAATGACATCTACCTGAATCTGGGTAGTATTTTGTAGTATATTCAGCATCACCACTACTACTTTTTGAAATCTTAACTACAGTTTCAGATTTAGTTATTTTAACTTTTGGTCTAATCCATTGAATATCATTTAAAGTAGTATTTGGATCAACTTCTTTCCATGTTGGTACAATATATTTTTTACCATTTGATACTACTAATGCTGGTGGAATTAATTCATGTTTATGCTCATATTTAAACCTTTGAACATTAACAAAAGGACCAAACCCTTTAGGATTAAACCCAAAAGCTTCACCATCAGGTCTATAGATAATCCTAGATCTTGGGTTTCCGTATTTATTTAAATTTGTGAATTTCCAGAGTGCCATATGCTTTACCTTTATTTATACCTAAATATACGAACCCTCTCTTGCTTCTCCAAACATTTATGCGGGAGTCTTTACTCCTCGTTTACTAACGACTTTAGACGCCACTGTATTAGCATATTTAATAGCATTAGGAACAGATGGGGCTGTTGCATATGATATAGCAAATGCAGCTGTAAATGTGTCTCCAGCACCACTAACATCAATTGTTTCTTGTGGATTATCAGATGGGAATATTTCTCCCATATACATTGAGCCTTTAGATCCTAAAGTTACAATAATATTTTTAGGGTTTAAAACATTATTACTAGCCCATTCTTCTTCATTCAATTTAACAAAGTCAAAAGAGTTTGAAATTGAGTTAGTGAGTTCACGTTTGCTGTCTAAGATTGATAATTTTGAATATGTAGCAATTTTTATTAAATCTTCGTCTGTTAAGTATCCTTTATCATAATCGCTTACAATAACAACATCAGCTTCTTCTAAAAAATAGATATAATCATCACTCCATTTAAAGGATTCGATATTATCATCACCTTCATCAACCCTCAAAAACATATGGTTTGTTTTCTTTTCTACATACCTTGTTTTTGTTATTTGTTTTAAATTTGAAAAGTGAATAACTTGTGAGTCTGGTGATAATGCTTTAATATTAGCACAAGTATTACCTGACATGCCGGGGTTTGTTTCAGTATGGATTGGAATTAATACTGGGACTGGTGCTTCTGGGGATAATCTATTTATATTACAGTATATAAATTTATCAACACAAGTCTCCCCTATTATAACGATTTTCATATTTTTCATAACGTTCTTTTTCTAATTGTTGATCTAAACTAATTAACATACACATTTTTTTAAGTTGATCAGGATAATATAAGGCCATTTCTAATAAAACATCTTCATCAAAATGTTTAAAATGATCCATTTCTTTCTTCTTTTTTACTGTATTTTGTATAAAGGTTTGGTTTTTTTCTTTATCTTTAAACTTCCTCTTTTTATCATCCATTGTCTCCATTCTTTGATTTGTTCTACCGTTTGTTGTGTTGAATTCTTTGACATAATCTCACTTCATTTTAGGGTTTACCTTGTCCTCTATAGGCTTTTTTATAATTAACACTGTTTTTCATTTTTGATGTTCTAGTTTTAGCGTGGACACCAGGACGCTTTTTTCTTCCATTCCCCTTGTGGGTAAAAGATACCATTTTGGCCATTTTATTCGAATTTTTCTTTTAAGTTATTTATTTCAATTACGTGTTGTAACGATGATACATATGCTGTAGCTTCAGCATATTGTTTATCTAATAACTTATATAATTGTTTTTCTGTTTTACATTTATAAGCATATGTTGAATACCATAAAGCATAATCCATTACTGATTCTTCCCAATTATTATAATAAGCATGTCCATATTGAGTTCCTTCAGCTAAATTAAGTCTTACACGAGCTTCCTTCATACCAAATAAGTTATGATTTTCTATAAATATTTTTGAGTCATAATGTCCTGTTTCTAAAATTGACTGAGCTAATATAATATGTGGAAATTTAAAATTTAATTTAGCTATTTTTTCTATTAATTTTTCCTCACTAAATTCATTAGCTTCATCTATAATTAATATTTTCTCTGTTTCAGTAATAATTTCAGGATCTCTAGGGGCATACGTTAATCCTAAAAAGGAAATTGTTAAAAAAAATACTAATGCTATTTTTAAGAAAATCATCCCACAATCTCGGGTTAGAGGTTCAAATTGTAGTTTATCCGAATTGTATTTAAAAAGTTTCATATGTTAAAATTTATCTAAAAAGTTACCTTTAATGTGTTTTAATCTCAAATTATCTCTCTTTTCTTCATCTTTAAGAATTTTATTTGCTAATCTTTCCAAATGTTTTGATTTAATTTTATCATAATCATTTACTATTTGGTCGTGTTTTTTTCTCTTAATATTTCTAGTTTTTTTAGCCATAATTTATATTCTTGAGATTATATTTAATTCATCTTCATCATCATCACCTAATCCTAATTCTTTTAAACGTTCAAGATGGTAATCATCAACTTCCCACTCTACTTTACCCTGATTTACTGGTTTGTGGTCCTCAATACCTTCAACTTGTTTTTCAGTAAAAATATCACCTACTGTTAGAAAATAATGGTTATAACATAATAATTCTATATTATCTAATTTATAATTTTTTTTATTATTATCTTTGAAATGTAGCAATAAAGGCATTTTATAATCTAATACCCTACGTTCTTGAAACCCACACATACTACATTTTTCTTCTAAATAACCCTCAGTTAAAAGTCTATATTTAATTTTAGCTGGTGTGAATGATGATGCGTTAGCCCTACCTTCAATAATATCTAATAATGCAGGTTCCTTACCACCAGTTCTTAAAAATTTAGGTATACCTTTACCTGATTGGTTTTTATGCTGTGCAAATAAACTATCATGTGTGTCACTTTCATAGAACTTAGCCCACTTTTTATAATGTTGATAAGAGCAATTCAAATATCTAGCTGCTGCCATATTTGATTTTGTCTTAGCCATTGCAGCTAAAATATGTTCTTTAGTAAGTGGTCTTGCTTTAGGCATCTAAATTTTTATATGAGTCTAATTTTGATTTTTTCTTTGAATCATTATTGTACTTCTCCATTTGTTCAGGCGTCATAATTTGAATATCATTCCATGTATGGTCACCTTCGCCATGTTGCATACTTACTGCCTTATATGCGCCTACAGTTGAGCAATCTACACATTCCTTATACCCAAACTTAGTTAATCTTAATTCAGGCATAGGTTCTTTACATGCAATGCATGGTATCATTTTCAATTTCATTAATGCTATATTTAATTTATACTTACACTATAATTATAAACTATTTATGTGTAAATATACGAAAGGAATATTAGATACCCAAATTATTTTGTAAATTTAAATTTTATATAACTCCAAAGATCATTTGGATTTCTTAATATAAATAATTTACCATTAGGACCTTCTAGAGGTATAATACTACCATCTGGGTTAAATCTATCATAAATGTACCACTGAATTAACTCTGATGATTCAGGGCCATATAACATTCTCATTTGGTTTTCTATAACAAACCATAACCCATCTGTTACTTTACTTAAATCAATACCACTAGTTTGAAACACTTTATGTTCCATTTTTTCAGATTCTTCTAGTCTTTTAATTAAACTTGTAAATATTACTTCTTCTGTTTTATCAAAATTATCATTAATATTTACATCAGCTCCGATAACCATTTTAAATAATTGTTTTAAACCCTCGTTTCCAGTATTCATATTTTTATTTCTTCTACTATGAATAATTTTTTGAATTGTGATAAAGTTAGTTTTTTAGTTGAAGCTGCTATTTGGTATGCTTCATTTAATGAGGATGCCTTTACTATCCCCATTGTTTCTTTATCTTTATTTTTTGGACTGTAGAATTTATATTTCATATTTTTTTATTAATTTTTGTAATTCTGAACATCTCTCATATTCCTCATTCTTTATAAGCATATCAGTGATTTTATTTAAAACATTTTTAAATTGAGATTTTTTTAATTCTATAATAACAGACATATTAAATATATTAAATAGCTCTGCTTTATCTTTATTATTCTTTAAAGCATCAACTATTGCTTTTAAACTTTCTTCTAGTATAAAATCAACAAATATTTCATTATCACTTAATCCTATTAAATCTTCTTCATTATCCCAATCTATTTCTATGTTTATAACCTCTCTCTTAGATACCTTATTCATTTTATCATTTTCTTCCATTTGTATTATATTTTTGGGGGTTATGGTCATAAATATTTAAAAATTGATTCCTCTAATATTAGATCCTTTAGGGCTGTGGGAATTATTTTCAAATAATTGAGGTGTCATACCCCATTTATACATAAACATTTCAGCTGCTGGTCCTTCTGTTGCTTTAAATTTATCTCCTTCATTACCATTTTTAGTTGCGGTGCTCCCAAAATGATATAAATGTGCTCTATGTGTTCTAATAAATCCAAGTCCTATTAAATCTAATTTTAAAAAGAAATCCCAATCACAAATAAAAGGTGATTGATACATTGTATCAAACCCACCAGCAGCCATATAATATTTTTTATGCATTGCAAATGGGAAAATACCACCATCAATCGTTAATTCCTCTTTATTAATTGATTGCTCGTACTTAATAAATTCTTCATATTTAAATTCTTTAGGGTTACGTCCTAAATCCTTAACGGGGAAGTTGAATATACCTGGACCTGTTGGTTCTATTTGATTTAAAGTTAGTACTGTTTTTGGATAATTTTTTATTTCTTTTGATATAGTTAAATCATAATTTTTACAAAATACATTATCATCATTTACTATAAAGATAATTTCATTTGTAGCATTCATTACTCCTAAATTAAGAGCCATTTGCATACCTTGGTTTTCACCTAAATCTAGTATTTGAATATCATTTTTATATTTATCTAATACTAATTGACTTTCTTCAATAAAACCATCTACAGCAACAATTATTTCGTTTTTTCTTGACTGTTGTTCAATAGCTGATTTTAAGCAAATATCCAAATATTCAGGATTTCTATATGTTGGGATTATTATACTAATCATATTTTATTCCAATCTGTTAAAGGCGATAACCAAGCAGTTTCTCCATGAGTAGCATAACCTGGTATAGGTGTTACTAATAATTCATTTTTTTCTCTTAATTCTAAAAACATATTAAAATCATTTGGGTGGGTATTAGAGGTATGTTTGCGAAGTATACTTTCATTAGCTCTTAAAGTAGATACTTTAGACGCAAACGTCATTGTAGTTGAATTTGTAATTTTCCAATGACAACTATCAGTTAAATGCACTCTAGTATCTTCAGCTCCCCCTTCACAAAATGGGTTACCTCCTTTATTGGGGGGTAAATACTTATCAGGATGATCATATAAGGATATAAAAGAGGCTCCTAATGTAAATCCTTCATTTAAAATTTTTAGTGAATTAGGTTTATGTAAATAATCATTTTCTAAAAAATATATTATTTCATCTCCATCATCCTCCATTATGGCTTCATCTAAAGCTATATTAAATGTACTAGCTCCATTCCCTTCATTAACATAATAAATATAATTCCGTGGAATATACTTTTGAATCATATTGTTGGTTTCTTCTGATATTCCGTCAGCTATAATTGACCACTCAGCGTCTCCAAATACATTCATAGCATTTGCCAAACACTTTTCATTATTTATATAGTCTGGTTTAACTTTATTATAACCAGCATCTGATATCCTGTATATTACTTTCATTTACGTTTAATAATTGTAAATCCATTATTATTTGTGTATCTTTTAAATAATTCCCATTTGTCATTATTTTCATCTAAAAACTCAGTAACAGCATCCCATAATCCTTTATTATTTTCCAAATCATTTTCATCCCATTTATCCCCTCCTTCAGAGCTCATTGCTTCCCCTCGATGTTCATAAGTTGTTGTGTCATGGAAACAAATATATTTTTTTGCTTTATCTGAGTGTCTTGCTAATTCTGATTTTAATTGGTCATAACGATGCCAAGTGTCAATAAATAGTAAATCAGTTTCTTCAATATCAATTTTTAACACATCCCCTTCTATAAATTTAAAAGGGATATTATAAGCTTCAGCGGTGTCATAAACACTTTGAATATCACCACCCCATTTAGAGGGATTATGAAGATCGTAACTATATAAACCATTCTTTGGAAAACCTGCTAGCCACCCCCAAGTTGAAATAATTCCTCTTACGCCCATTTCCGTGATATGATCGCATTCTTGTGCTAAGTTAATTATTGTAGGGATATGTTCGTTAATATCTGATGGAGTTCTGAATATATCATTAACTTTTCTTTCTATGTCTATTTTCATATAATTAAAACGTTTTGATCAGGATGTTGGAAATGACATATTCCTTCTATCATGATATTTTTATGGCTACAATCGTGTATTTGTTGTTGTTTTATTGTCTCCAATAATATACGATATTTTTTATGGGAAACCAAATGATATTTGGAGAGTTTATTTCTAATTATACACTTTTTCAAAAAATCTTCACAAGTCCATCCTTCAATATGTTCCCAAACTCTACCACTATAAACTTCTAAATTTTGAATATAATCGTAAGTATCATTAACATATTTTTTGTCATAAAGATAATCAATTTTAGTTGTATCTATAAAATAAAAATTAGTCTGTGGGTAAAAATCCTCCTTAGAGATTTTATCTAAATCAAAATTATATTTTTCCATCCCCCCAAAACCAATACCATTCATGTAATAAAAATCACTATCATCAACTTTAATATCTAAAATTGTAGGTTGGAATACTACATCATGAGAGGATTTACATACCCAATCTATATCATTTTCATGACAGTAATCAATTATAACATTTTCCTGATCTGCAATTCCAAATGAATGGCCTCTATTTTCCTCTAAATTTAAAATTACACAATTTGGAAAGTAGTGTCTCCATAATTTAGTATTTTCTTGTTGAAGGGGTGTTGAGTAATTAACAACAATTATGTGTTGTTTAAATTCCTTTAGTACTGGTAGATTATATAAAATATATCTTTCATGTAATTCTAGATCGCTTTCACTACTTACATGGCCTATAGTACAATAATAACTTTTATTTATTATGTTTTTTAGTTTCATTTTTCCAAAAACTATAAATTCCTTTTTCAATCTCATACTGAGGCCATACAAACCTATCTCTCATAGGTTGATTTTTAGCCCACTCCCACATTTTAGTTAAACCTGATTTCATATCAGTTTTATATTCAAATCCTAATAAATCAATTGATTTTTGGTATGTTGGAATTGAGTGTTTAACTTCATGTCTGCCTTCTAAATGTACAATTTCTCCTTCACCTATTACTTCTCTTAAAATTAAAGATGCGTCTTTTATAGATACTTCTTCAATGCCTCCTAAATTAATAATTTCTTTGCTTGCTTGAGGTCTAACAGCAGCATTCCATAAAGGTTCTAATGAATCATCAATAAAACTAAATGCTCTGGTTTGTTCACCATCTCCAAATATTGTCATAGGCATATCATTTAAATGTTGGTACATCCAAATACCTAATACATTCCTATATTTATCCCAAAAGTTTTGTTTAATACCATACACATTATGAGGTCTAATAATGCACCAATCTAACCCATGCTGTTCACCCGCAATTTGGATGTCCATTTCACAAGCATATTTTGCAACTCCATAAGGATCAATTGGTGCTTGTCTTTGGGATTCATCAAATATTCCTCCATCCCCATGACCATATACTGCAAGAGTTGACGTGAATATCAGTCTTTTAACATCATGTTTTATGCACTCATTAACTATGCGGGCTGTGGGTTTTAAATTATTATCATAATTATAACAACGAATAAATGGAGATAAACCTTCGGCAGCGTATGCAGCAAAATGAAAAACATAATCAGGTTTATTAACTCTAAAGCAGTTTTCAATATCTGTATTAGCCAAATCTAAATTCCAAAATTTTACTTTAGGGTTGATATTTTCAGCAAATCCACCACTTAAATCATCAATCCCAACAACCTCATACTCAGGTTTATTTTCAATAATCCAATCTGCTAGTCTACTTCCTAGTAGCCCTGCTACTCCTGTTATTAATACTGTTTTTTTCATTTTATCAAATTTATATAATTGCTCTTCCTTTCATATTTTCCCAATTTCTGTTATTTCTTACTTCATTATTTTTATCATCTGTTGCTATCAACATTTGAGGGAGTAAATCATTATCTATAGCTACTTTAATTAATGCTTTTACATCTTTAGGAAAACAATGCCCCCCATATCCTCTATCTCCATCTGGGCCTGGAACTGACCAGTGTGATGTTCCTAATCTTTCATCATAACAAGCATATTCAATTACTTTATCATAATCCACACCTAACCCTTCACACACATCATACATTTCATTAGCAAATGAAACTTTAGTTGCTAAAAAACAATTAGTAACATATTTAATCATTTCAGCGTATGTTGGATCTGTTTTAATTATATGGGCTTTAGGAAATGCTTTAGAAAATAATGGTTTTAATTTTGTAGTTGATTTTCGGGGTCCACCCAATATAATTCGTTTTTGTCTATTATAATCATCTACAGCATTTGCTTCAGTTAGAAATTCGGGATTAAATACTATATCTAAATTACTATATAGTTTATTTAATCTTTCAGTAGTACCCGGAGGTACTGTTGATTTAATGACTACTATTTTAGATGTACCAAGTTCAACTACACGTTTGATTGCTTTTTCAACTATATTTGTGTGGCAACTCCCATCTTTATTCATTGGGGTTGGTAAACAAATAAATACAACTTCACTATCGAATACTTCTTGCTCATTGCTATTACAATGAATTCTACCTTTTATATCGAATGTTTTAACATTATAATAATTTTTAAATTTTTGGTAAACGGCATTACCAACAAAACCTTGCCCTATTATTCCTATTTCCATTTTTAAAGAGTATTATAATAATTATTTTGTGCTTCTTGTTTTTTAATATTTTTAGGGTGATATAAAGAATATGCTTCCTCCTCAGGTAGCTCAGCAAAAGTTTCATGTCCAATAATTTTTTCATGAACCTTTCCTTCCCATTTAATCTTAGAATTATTTTTATAAATTCTCCACTGCTTATCAGGCCAATTGACCCAATTATTTTTATTTATATTCCACCCCCATTCTTGTATGTGGTAGGATGTTAAACCTTTTACAGTATTAACTCTAGAAACCCTAATTAAATCTACAGGGTTTGATTCTAATATTATATGAAGAGATTTTAATAGATATAAATGTGGATATTCATCAGCATCAATTTGAAATATATAGTCTCCTGTACAGGCACTGTTTAATTTATTTTTCCAATCAGCAAAGTGATTATTAAATTTTCCTTGTATTAAAACTATTTCATTATTAGATTCTAATTTAGTTAAATAATCTAATATTTTATTGTTTGATTTCGTAGTATCTAATAAAACAACTACCTCATCAATATTTCTTTTAGTATTTGATAATATTTCAAGTAATTTTTTAATTTCTTCAAATTCATCACATACTGTTACAGCATAACTTATCTTCATTTGATTTTTAAATTATTTATATAATGTAATAATTGATCTTTAGGCTCCCAACCCAAAATTTCCTGAAAGGTCTACTTCAAGATCATCTATAGTTGAAATATCACCATGCCAGTATTTACAACCCTCAACTTCATTTTCTACAGTACCTGTGGAGTAATTATCTAATGACTGAACTTCATGCCCTTCATCTAATAATCGTTTTACTAAGTTACTTCCTATAAATCCGGTTCCCCCGGTTACTAATACTTTCATTCATTCTCAGGTTTAAATATTCCAATATAATCTAAAGCTTCTATATAATCTGTTTCATCAAATTCTTTCATATTTTCCATATCCATCCTCCATTCATAATATTCACCTTCTTTATTTGGAATTGGATATTTTTCTTTTTCATCCTCTTTTACGGGTACAGCTAATACAGCTGCCCATCTCCAATTTTCAGCATTTTTACCATTAGCAAATATCATTCCTTTAGTAGGCATATTAACTGTAGAGGGCATCCAAATTTTACCATCATCATCTTCCCCCATTAATTCTTTGTACAAGTTAGGAAGTAATTCCATTTGTTCTTCAAAAAATTGAGTATCTTTTACTAGTAAACTATTAGTAATAAAACCACAACCATAGCATTGGTAATTTTTAATATTTTCATTTACTTCTTGGATATAGCAGGCATCTGAGCCACATCTATCACATATTTTTAAATCATCCATTTTATTGTAATTTTGGTAGTTCAACCCCTTTTATTTCTGGGAGTTTTAATTTTATTTGTGTTGGAACATCAACATTATTATCTAAAATATCAATTAATACCTTTTTCATACCTTCATAGCTAAAGTTTTTTCTTAGTCTACTACCTAATATTTTTGATTTCTTATTCCAGTCTTTATAATTTTTCTTAACATCAACCATAAAATGACCCAAATGGCCGTGGTCTACATCAAACCATTCTGCCCCTTCAATTAATACATCTTTTTGTATTGAAGATGGATCTAGTTTACCTAATTTACCCCCCATTATAGGTGCAAATTTAGGATTTAGAAAATCTATATGCCCACTCCACCCAGTTGCAATTGTTGGTTTGCCTGTTAATGCAAATTCTAATAATGGTCTACCAAATCCTTCTCCTTTAGTAGCACTAATCATAGCTTTAACCTTTGGGTGATTATATAATTCATTAATTTCCCCATCAGATAAATCACCATGAAGTAAATAAACATTTGGTAATTTGTTTGAAGGTGGAAGACTTTTTTTAATTGTATCAATCCTTTTCAATATTTCTCTCCGATCTATGTGAGATCCTTTTCCAATAGATGTTTTAAGAACTAGTGCCGGTGCATTTGATTTATTTTTCCATACTTCAAAGAAAGCTTTAATTAATAAACCTACATTTTTTCTATCATGACCTAATGCACCTTTTAACCAATGTCCAACAAATAAATAAGCAAATTTTTCAGGTATGTCATTTATGTGATTATATAATTTTTCATTAGTAAATTCTTTAATTCCTTTATAAACATCTAAATTAGCGCCTTCAAATAATACTTTAACTGGTGTGGTTAATTTTAAAGGTTGTTTTTGACCTGTTTGTTTATTTTGCATCTCATAAGATGTATTTTCAAATACATTCTTAGAATGATTAGATGAAGTTAAAATTAAATTCATCCTATTACAACCTTCAATCCATTGGGGGGCACATGCTGTAGTTTCGATACCTGCCGTTAAACCAATGTTATATTCGCCTACAGGTTGAAATTCATTGGGTACTGTGACTTGACACCAAATGTCTGGTTTTGACGTTAAATTAGGTATAAGATATTCTTTCATGAAATTCCATTCTGGAAAATCATCTAAAAATCCCTTTCTAGTATCACCCCATCTTTGTGATAAAATTTTAATATCATATTTATCTGATTCTATTAAAGCTTTTACAAAATCTCTAGCTCTTGCTCCATATCCTGAGTAAGTCTCAACTGGAGCGCTTATTACAAATGTATTTTTCATTTAGTATTCTAATTTATGATTTAATGTTCTTACTTTGAAATCTGTATCTTTCCAAAATGTGAATCTTTCTCTAGGCGTCCAAGTTGAAAATAATTTTTCCATCCCTTCAGTAAAAGTTTTACCCATTTGTTCAGCAGTAAACCCAGCTTCATCTCCTTTAGCCCATTCTTTACCTAAATTACCTCTTCTTTTTCTCTCTTCATCACCCATCTTATATAATTCAATGATTCTATCTTTAGCATCTCTAAAATCACATCTACTATCCCAAATATAAGGGGTTATTGGTGAACCTACCATCCCCATAGCTTTAGGGTAAACTGGGAGTGCCCATTCTCCATGTTCTGTGTAAGTACCAAATTGGTTGGAAGGCATATCAATTGAATTAACATACCAATTACCTTTATGGTCTACAAATCTCATTTGATCTTGCATTCCACCTGTTACATTAGCAATAAAAGGGGTTCCTGTAAGTAAGGATTCAGTTAATGCTAGTCCCCAACCTTCAGCAGATGATAATAATATAACTCCATCCGCCATATTATAAAGATAATTCATATGGGAGTGTGGTAATTTATTTTGAGAAATTACTACAGTTTCATCATCCTCTCCCATTAAATATTCTACTACTGCCGGTATGTCTGTCCCTGCATCACTAACTATATCAGTATGTAAGATAAATAATACTTTATTTTTTTCTTCTTCTGTTAATGTTTCTGTAAATAATTTCCAAGCAGAAATAGCATCTGGTATAGATTTTCTTCTAATATTCCTTGAATTAAAAAGTAATATAAAGTCTTTTTCAACACCCCTAGTTATTTGTTTTTTAAAATTATCAAATTCTTCATTTGGATCTGTTATTGTGAAGAATTTTTTAGTATCTAAACCATGAGGAACATATTCAATAACCTTATTTTTAGCTTTATCACCTAAAACAATTTTATTAATTGCTACAGTTTGTTTGGAAATACCGAATAAGGCATCACAAGATTCATAAAATTCTTCATTATATTGAGGAGCTGGGAGATCATCCCAAATGTTGAGGTATACTATTGGAATTTTTGTTCTGATTTCATCTTCCATTTGAAATACCCATTCAAAATATCTTGGATCAGTAATTAGAAAAATTGCATCTGGTTTTTCAATTTTTAAAACTTCTCTTAAAATATCAGGATTACCATAACCATCTACAGGATATAGCTTTACATAAGCATCCTCAATCCCTTCTGTTTTATTTACTTCTTCTGATAGATCTTGGACTTTTCCCTTATCTGGGTGTTGGACAGAACCTGCTAATTGACACCAATTATAATGGTGCGAAGTATTAGTGACAATTTCCCTACCAATTTGAGCAACTCCCGAATGTACTCTAATATCATCCGTTAACAATAGAATTTTCTTTCTATCACTTTGTTTAATATAACCTTCTTTCATTTTTGTTTTAGTCTTTAATTTCTAAATTAATTTGATTGTTGATTTTTTTTCTAAAATCTTCATCTGTAAGATACAAATAAATTGATCGATCAGCAAGTTTTTGAAAACTAAATTTTCTTTTTACACATTCTATTTTAAAATTTTCAAATAGGTTGCTTTTTACTTTTACACTCGTAAGTGTCATTTCTTTTGTTTGTGACATAATTATTATTTTTTAATATATTTGTCTATACATATATGCAGATTATAAAGATTTACCAACTGCGCTACATAGTTCTTTATTTTCTTTATAAGGGCAAAATGTACAATTCCATTTGCTTGGTTTTGCCATAAATGTAGTATCTTTATATGAGCCATCCAAATTAAATGCTCTATTTATAAAATCATCTAGATTTTTGGTAGCTTTGTTTACTTTATTCCTACCAGAAGCAGGAACAAATGTTTGTATGCGTTTTTGAGGATATTCACCATCTAAATAAACTTTCCTTCTAACAATAAAAAATTCAATTTTTATATTTTCAATTGGAATATTATACTGTTTACTGAAGAAGTACTTGTAAAGTATTAATTGGAATTGTTTGGATTCATCTTTTTTGGTGTATTTATTCCAACCTTTTGTACTTGTTTTTATATCGATTATTTTAAATGTATTCGTTGGTTCATGGTACATTACGATGTCCAAATAACCTATATATTTAACGCGGTTAAGACGCAAATTAGGCGCCATAACTATGGGTATTTCACAACCTACTAAATACCATCCTTTTTTAGAAAAATAACCACTTTTTTTCTTTTTAAAGTTATCTAATATAGCTTTCCCATCTTCATAAAATTCCCTTAATTCCTCGGGTGTGCTAAAGTGTTGGTTTTTGTTTTTTTTGTAGTCTTTAGCGTAGCATTCTCTTAATGTTTCTTCAAATAATTCATTAATATCAATCCTATCTGCTTCAGCACCACTTTTAGCATACATTACATCTAAATAATGTTGTAATACCTCATGTAGGGCTGTACCAAAAGTCATATGAATACTTTGTTCACTAATTTTATGACCATCTCTATATTGGAGAGACCATTTTTTAGGACATTGAGTAAACATTGATAGTTGAGAATATGAGATATTTTTTTCAACACCAAAATTAACAGGTGTTGGGGGATTTTCTCTTATATCTCTAACTATTACAGGTAATTTTTTTTTAGCCAAAATAATGTATTTTATTGACGTAATATACGAAAATACTATTAAGTATCCAAATTATTTATACCAAACATTGTCAGGGTGACACATTAAATAATCCTTAGTTATAGGTTCATTATCTATAATTTGATAACCCAACTCTTCTAAAAAGGGAATAGCTTTTCCACTGTGGTCTTCTGCCCAAATTGTAGGTTTGTGAGTTATTAATAAATTTTTCATACCTTCGAAGGCTGAAAGTTCATGCCCTTCAATATCAATTTTTATAAATTTGATTGGTTTTAGAAATAATAAATTATCTAAAGCTAATACTATGTTATGATTATCACTATTAGGAGTAATTTGCACGACCCCACTATTATTATAATGTCCATCAGTAAATGAAACTACACTATCTCGACTCCCCACACCAACATTAAAACATTTAGTATTTTTATATTGTTTAGTATTTTGAAGAAGAAGTTGGTAATTTTCTAGATAAGGTTCAAAAGCATGGATTTCTATATTTGGGAAATGATGGTTGAATTGCACACAGTGAGATCCTATATTGGCCCCTATATCTAACATAAATCCTTCCTCGGGGAAGTGGTGTTTCCATTTTTCAAATATTTTAAATTCAAAAAAATTATTATGCTTAACTATATCATCTGATATGCATTCAGGTGCTTCAAATATTACCATAGGACACCCTTTGATACTAACTAATCTTGTATTTCTGGTCATGATATTTTTTATATTTAGATTCCCAAATATCCTTTTCTAAATCCATAGGAACATTTTTTGAAGTTGTACTCATTTCTGTTTCTATTTTATGGCCTATATAGTCCCAATTTTGAAATTTACTATTTTCTCTATAGAAATTATCACCAAAATAATTTTTTAAATCGTCAGGAATTATAACATCATTATTTTTATGGTTAAATATTAAATACCCCCAACCATAATTTTCTGTATTTGGTTGGTTTTTCTGAATAGCATACATTTCAGCTTTCTGATAAATGTATGATGTGTGGTGCATACCTACAAAACCCATGTTTGGTTTTGATTGGTAGAAATAAAAGACATCATCAATAATGTTGGTATTAAAATTAATATCATCATTACATAAAGCATAAAAATGATTTTTAACTTTACTTACCCCAAAATTCCATGCCCCATTACAATATCTTTTTTTAGTAAAAGGATATATAGTGGTTTTTGTAGTAGTAATATTATCTAACATCCCAATGGAGGGAGTATCCTCAATAAGAAGAATCTCACTAACTAAATTATGTTGCTCTAAATCCTGGATTAATTTTGGTAATCTCGGGGATTTGTACATTGTAGGGATTATAATACTAATCATTATTTTTTCCATTTATTACGTCCTACCAGCAAACCAATTATACCATAATTAGCAATATCAATAAAAGTATCTTCCATCCCCTCTCCTTTAACAAAATTTCTTCCATTAATTAAAAGATTTTTTAAACGAGATATTTTATCTGTAAGTCTAATAGCTAGACCTGTTAATGAAAATTTCTTATCATCTTCACTATTTAATATATCACCCCCTAAAGTAATGTTGTTTAAACCATAATCCATATGTTTACTAGCAAACATTTCATACATTTCTTCAGTAATTCTTTTAAATTCTTCAGATAATTCTGGGTATTCATTTTCAAATAACTCTACTGCACTTGATACAGTTGTGCCTTCATTTGGGGGTTTTTCGTAATATTTTTCTACTGTACTACTCATTTTATTATTTTTTTATAGTTAAAATAAATTTTTAATGTATTAAGTCTATCATCAGCATCTACTAACATTGAAAGTGCTTCTTCAGCATTTTTATAAAAATCTTCGGTTGAGTGGTCTCCAATACCTACTAATTTATTTCCTAATAATTCTAATGATAATAATGCCTTAGCTTTATCAGCTTCTGCTGATGTTTTTAGCATTTTTAATAATTCTGGTGTCATATTTTTAGTAATTGGGTTATTTCTTTTTTTTCTTTTCCTATAGATAATAAAATATTTTTCACTTCATTTTTACCTATAACATCAATATAATTATCTGCTTCATAGGAACCACATTCAAAATAATTAGCTATTACTTCAACTAATTCCTTATTTTTTCCTTTAACGCTAGATTTAATATATTTGTTCCATACCTTTTTTCTAGGAATCATATTACAATAAAAATTGTAAATTCCTATTTTATCTGTTGGTAAAAATCTTTGGGCCATGTTAGATATTTCTATGTTATTTTTTCCCATAGATATAAACCTGTGAACCATATAAGAATTCCAGCTCTCCCAATCTTTTTCACTAAATTGAGAGGCTGATGTTTTCTTAACTGTTATTTCTTCTAACCAATCCCAGAGCTTCATTAGGCAATAGTATGTTCTTTATATTCTTCTCTAAGTTCAGCTGGTACTGTAGCTTCTAATATTTTGCCTGTTTTAGGGTCAAAAAATACAGGAATAGGCATTAATGCATCTTCATCAGCACCTACTACAAATTTAGATACTTTACGAAGCAATACTCCTTGTTGAAAAACTACTCCACCATCTGGTGTTTCAATTTTTGTAGTGTTCTTAACATCTACATTCATGTTCATTTGTTGTTTTTGTTCACTCATTTTTATTTAATTTAAATTAATTTATTTTAATTGACATTTAGGAATAAAATAGGTTTTAATATTAGTATCAAAATATTGATGCTTCAAAGATTGATTAGAATCATTTTTTATTGGAATTTCTATGGGTATTATATCGAATGATGATTTTAAAATATCATAAGATTGTTTTGCTATATTATTAATTACCCCACCATTTGGATTATTGAAAAATGAATATATTCCTTTAGGTTTTAATAAGTTTTTAACATTTATATCAAATTCTTTTTGAGATTCTAACCAAGTATCAAAATAAATGCCATCAAATTTAGGTAAATATTTTATTACTTCCTGCCAAGGTTTAAATATAACCTTTACATTTTCCTTTTTCAACCACCCCTCTTTAATCATTTTTTCTTGTACATCAGGGTGTGATTCAATTATCCAATGGGTTTTAATAAGTGTATTATACTTTTGAATATAATTATCAATAAAACCTAACCCAAATCCAACATTAAGAATATCCCCCCCATTTTTGCAAATTTCAACAGCACTATGTTTCATGATATTTTTTTCCCAACCCATCATAATGGCACTTCCATTAGAATCTAATAAAAGATTATCATCTGTATAGGTTAACTTTTCATTATGGTAATCAGGATTAATATTCATTATAAACTAATTAATTGATTTATTAAAGCCATGCAATTTATTTCCTTATCAATTCTAAAATTAGATTGATATGAATATTCATTAATATAATATGCTACCATCCCTTCTTTACCAGGGGCAAACTTGTTAGCATTATCATAAAGATAACGATATAACTCTTCAAAGTCTTGAACATTAGCATCTGCAATAATTTGCCTAATACCTTTCCATGATTTTTTACCTGTTAATTCTTTTAATATTTGAGCCATATAATTAGATGATACTAATATTGATTTATCTAATTTAAGATATCTATCATTGGCTCCCCCATCTAAAATAGATAATTGAATTGTATTAAGGCATTTACGTAAATCTGGGTAGAATTGGTTAACTATGATTTTTAAATCCTCCATTTCAAATGAACAACTTTCTTCACCCATAACCCAAGCAAGATGTTTTGCAACATCTGATTTAGTTGGAGGAATAACTTTTAATGTTTGACATCTTGACTGTAAAGGATCAATAATACGTTCTACATAATTACAAGTTAAGATAAATCTAGTAGTACGCGAAAACGTTTCAATGACATTACGGAGAGAAGCTTGCGCTTGTATAGTAAGAAAATCAGCTTCATCCAAAATGACCACTTTAAGTGGTTTAAAACTAGCTGATGATGCAAATCCTGATACTTTATCTCTAATCGTTTCAATACCACGTTCATCTGAGGCGTTAATTAGGAGGTAATCACAATCTAGGTTTTTAACTATCAGTTTTGCTAAAGTAGTTTTTCCAGAGCCTGCAGGACCGTAAAAAAGCATATTTACAATGTCATTTTGGTCAATGAATTTTTGTAATTGGGTTTTTAATGTTTCACTCCCAATAAATGTTTTTAATGTTTGTGGTCTGTATCTCTCAACTAATAATCCGTGATCTTCCATTCTTTAATTTAGATATAACTGTTTCTTTGTTAATTTCGTCTTCCCACAATCTAATAAGAGATTGTTGGGTCTCCAAACATATTTTGTTTTTCTTTTCATCATTTTTCCGGGAATTTTTTTGGGTGTCATTTAATTCACCCCATTTTAAATTTTTCCCATGCCAATAATTTCCATCTACTTCTACTAACATATTAAATTCTGGGAGGTAAAAATCATAATTATGACCTTTATATTTATAACTCTGCTTAAATTTAATATTTAATTCTTTAAGAATAACCTTTAATTCTCTTTCGGGTTTTGTATTTTTCTTCTTCTTAGACAAAGTATAATGTATTGAATTTGAGCAACTTCTACACATCTTTTGGGACATAGTCTTTGAGAGGGTAATTGCTTGAGTTGGACTCAAATTTTTATGTTTATGTTTTTTTAACTTCCCACAATTACAGCAGTTACTAGTAAATTCAACATCTGACTTTACTCCATATTTTTTAGCTTGCCATTTTCTCATAGCACAACTCTTACAAATACGATTTAATCTAGTTGACTCTTTCCAACTTGACTCAGCCAATAGTTTTATATTTGAACATTGAGGACATTTATATTCTTTCTTCATATTGTTTTATAATACATATATGAACTTCCTCGTTCGTCGCAAGCATTAACACCTATATGCCTTGCCTAAATTCACCATACATACCATACATTTTAGGAGTATCCTTTTTAACTTCAATTTCAGAAGATTGAACAGCATATAATTTATTATCTAAAGGATCTAGTCTATAAGCTCCCTGAAATCCTGTTTGGTGGAAAAAGGCTTCTAAAGAATCTGTTAAATTTGTAAATACTTCTTTTTTAGGATCACCAACCAGAGTCCACCTATCTCCAGGTGGTACTCTAGTAGCAATTAATTCATTATGTTCTATAACTTTTTTTTCCATAGGTTAAAAATTACTTACCCCATCTGGAGTTGGTTCTTTTTGTTCTGGATGGTCAACAACTACACATTCTGTTAAAAGTATAGTACCTGCTACGGATGCTGCATTTTGTAATGCTGTAATTGTCACTTTAGAAGGATCAATAATTCCTTCTTTTTCCATATTAACAATTTCTTCATTTTTAACATCATAACCAGCCCAATAATCATTTCCAGATTCAATTAATTTATTTGCAATTATTTCTGCTTCTGTTTGTTCATGACCAGCATTAACTAAAATTTGAGTAAATGGTTTTCTACATGCTTTTTTAACAATTGAATTACCTAAATTATTATTATCTAATCCATTAGAAGCATAAAGTAATGCTGCCCCTCCTCCTGGTACCACTCCAGCTTCTAAAGCTGCTTTTGTAGCATGGAGGGCATCATCAACTCTATCCTTCTTTTCTCTAGCTTCAGTTTCAGTAAATCCACCTACATGAATAATAGACACTCCACCTACCATTTTAGCCAATCTATTTTGTAAATGTTCAATAATATAAGGTGTATCTTCTTTATCAATTTGAGATTGTAATTCAGATACTCTAGCTTCAATATCTTCAGCTGCTCCTTTACCATCAACAATTGTTGTTTGTTCTTTAGTAATAGTAACAGTACGAGCTTCTCCAAACCAATCATAAGAAAACTTATCAAGCTTCATTCCTTTATCTTTATCAAATACAGTACCACCTGTTAATGTAGCAATATCTTCTAATGATAATTTTTTTCTCTCTCCAAAATCAGGAGCTTTAATAGCACATACTTTAAGTATTCCTCTTGCTTTATTTACAATAAGGGTTGCTAACGCTTCACCATCAATATCATCAGTAATAAGAAGTAATGAACGATTTTGATTAGAAACACTTTCTAAAATAGGGAGTAATTCTTTTACTTGTGTAAATTTATGATCGGCAATTAATACAAAAGGATTATCTAATGTACAACTCATATCTGAATTGTTAGTAACAAAGAAATGAGATTTATATCCTCTATCGAATTGCATACCCTCAACAGTTTCAAGATAAGTATCTCCTGATTTTGATTCCTCAATATGAACTACTCCATCTTGTCCTACTTTTTCAATTGCAGTTGCAATAAGTTTTCCAATTTCAATATCATTGTTTGCTGATATTGTTGCTATTTGTTGTAGTTGTTCTTCAGATGAAATTTCTTTACTAATATTATTTTTAATAACAGAAACTACTTCGTTTACAGCTGCTTCAATATTTCTTTTAATTTCAACAGCATTTTCACCATTATTAAGATGAGATAACCCAGCTTTTACTAATTCACGAGCTAATAAAGTTGAAGTAGTAGTACCATCCCCAGCCTTATCAGCAGTTTTCATAGCTGCTGTTTTAATCATTTGTGCTCCTAAATTAGGAACTAAACCATCAACAGTAATATTCTTAGCAACAGTTACACCATCTTTTGTGTGTGTTGGAGGAGCTTTTGCACCATAACCACTATTATCAATTAATACATTTCTCCCATTAGGTCCTAATGTGCAGACAACAGCATCCGCTAAAATATTAATACCTTTCATTAACTCTTCCCTTGCTTCAGGGCCAAATTCAATTTGTTTTTTATAATCCATTCCCATTTTTTTATTTATTAATTTTTGCTAAGATTTGATTTTCAGGACCAACCCAATATTCCTCACCATCATAAGGTAATTTTGTAAAACCTTGGGTGGGTAATACCACTACATCACCTACCTTACTAATAGTTTTAATAAACTCACCAGTAATTGTATTTTGTCCTGGTCCCACAGATATAATTTCTCCTGTTTGGTTTTTCTCATTTCCCATATCAGGAACAATAATGTTACCATGTTGGGTTTCTTCTGCTTCAATAGGTTTTACTATAATAGCATTAAATAGTGCTTCTAATTTCATATTTTGTTGTAATTTAATATTTCACTTAACTCATTTTTAATTTTATTCCATTCCTCCATATAGGCTCTTACACTTGTATAATGTTCATCCTTACTATTAAGTTTTTCTTTCATAACTTTTTCAAGAGCATTAGAAAAATTAGAATAATGAGCTACTGGTTTTTCATAATCTTTACCTTCACTACCTTTTTCTAGATATTTTGCTTGTGGGGTTACTACTTCATACACTGTGTAACAGTGAGAATCTCTCCCTATGTAGTAGGGATCCATCTTGGGGTCTGTAATTTTTGACATATAACTTTTTATTTTTTATTATGCGTAAATATACGAAAATAATTCATATAAACCAACCTAAGGGCGCTTTTAGGTTACTTAATTTTAATTGCTTTTGGTTTAGCTTCTTTAGAAAGAGGAATATTTATTTTTAATAATCCATTTTCCATTTCAGCATTAACTTTAGTTAAGTCAAACTTAGGAGCAATTTTATATCCTAAGCTAAATGACTTTCTAGACAGACCATGGTAAATATACCCTGATAAGTCTTTTGTCTCCTCATCTTTAGGTTTAGCATAAGAAATACGTAAAACATCAGATTCAATCTCAATGTTAATATCTTCTTTTGTAAGACCTGTACATGCAATCTCGAAGTAAATGCCTTCTTGATCGTAATAAATGTCTAGAGGGTGGGGTTGTTTGGAATTTAATGCAGGAGCAAATTGCTCATCTGATTTGAAAAGATTTCGATATAAAATATCGAATGGGGTGTGTTCATAAAATAATGTACTCATATCATTTGGTTTTGTGATGTCTTTCGATCATCGATTAATAAAAATAAAACGTGCGCCCTAGGGTCAATTTATTATACATATGTAAATTTCTGCTTTTCTTACCCTAATTTTAGAACTCCGACTCAGCTTTCCTTACCATGTAATATTTTGAAGAAATATCATCTAATTCAAAATCTAATCTTATTAATCCCATACTACTTAGTAATAATTTACCACCATCCATATCTTTATTAGCTTGGAGGATGGTTTTAAATGTATCTGAATTAAATGGTAATTTTATATCTGTTTCTTTAATGTCTCCTAATACTTGGTATGTGATTTTATTATTGTGTCCTGATTCATCTCCAAAAACAAATTCAACAACATTCTCCCCATCTAAATTAGTTGTAGTTGTTACTAACATATTATCAATTTGGGCTAATGCACTTTTTGCTTTAATAATATTAACAACATCTTCTTGAGTTAAATTTAATTCAACAACCCACTCAGCTTCATTAACTTCTCCTACTTTATTTATAAGTAATGGGTCTGATAATGCATAATTAAGATTAAAATTAAGATCTGATATTTTTAGTTTTGTATAAATTGCATTATTTTTTTCTAATTCTAGAAGTAAATCACCATTACAAATACTAATTAAACTATTTAATTTTTTAGTATCATAAATAGCTAATTTACTATCTTCTAGTTGGAAATTATTGCAAGTTACATTACCAATAACATCTTTAGTAGGAGTCATAAAATCAATATTAAGGGTATTATTTTCAATATTCCATTTTACTGATTCATTTGTTCCAAGATAGTATTTATCTATTATACTTTGTACTGTTAATTTATTTATCATTTTTTAAAATATATTTTATCATTAATTACTAAGATATCCACTATATTGTTGTCCAAATGTACGAAAGCTTCTTTGGGATGACAAACTATAGGTTCACCATGTATATTAAAACTTGTATTTAATAAAACAGGGATATTGGTTATTTTATTAAATTTATTAATTAAGTTATAGAACTTAGGATTACTATTTTCAGTTACAATTTGAATTCTTGCTGTTTTATCAATTGGGTGGACAACTGCTGGTATTTTATTAATCCATTCTTCCCTAGTATCATAAAGCATAGTCATAAACTCAGCTGTGTATTTAGATTTATTTACATTAAATACTTTATCAGCGTATTCATCAATAACAACGGGGGCAAAGGGCATAAAGTCATTCCGTTGTAATCTATCATTTATTTTTTTGTAGGTGCCGGGTATGCTAGGGTCTGCTATAATACTTCTATTACATAAAGCTCTAGGACCATGCTCATATCTATCTTGAAACCATCCTACTACTTTTCCTCCTTTTAATTCATAAGCTATTTGATTTGGAGAGTAAGGTCTTATATTATATTTACTTTCATCTACTTCAAATTCATCATCAGTATAAGAAGTACCTAAAAAAACATTATCTAATTTAAAAGGTTTAAAGGATGGATTTTTTAATTTATGGGCTGCTAAGGCTGTTCCCAAAGGTAAGCCTTCATCCCCCATTGGAGGGGCAATAAATACTTCTTTTACCCATGAAAGATCATTAATTCTTTTATTAAGTTTAACATTAGCAAATACCCCACCAGCTGCTGCTATATTTTTCACAGTTGGGTATGTTAGGTGCATATTATTAATTAATTGAAGTATTTTTTCTTCAAATACTAATTGTCCATTAAATGCTATATCATCAGTTAAATCCTTCCAATATTCACTTCCAAATTCTTTAAGCCAGAGATTATAAAACTCTTCATATACTCCTCCTAATAAATTATTTGAAGTATCTCTATCAGTTCTTAATCCTTCAATTGTAATACATTTATTAAAGATATTATATATTTTTTCATTATAAACCCCATGCGAAGCTCTACCAACAACCTTTCCTTCATCTTTTAGTCTTTTAAAACCTAAAAACTCAGTAAGCATAGCATAATAATGTCCTAAAGATTTGTATTCAAAAGAAATATTTGAAATTTCTTTAAGATCCCCCTCAATTCCTACATACACTCTGCAAGAATATTTTTCACCTGATGCATCAATAGATATTACAAAGGTATCTTCTTTAAACCCACTACAATAATAAGCTAAAGCACAATGGCCTAAGTGATGATTTATTTTAATATATTTTTCTTCAGGTAGAGGACCTAACCCAGTACCCCTCCAAATTTGATCCGTCTGTTTTATAGAGAAATTAGATGCGATAAAATCAATTTCCTCCCAATTAAACTCTTTAAACTTTACAGTGTTTTTTCCACAATTATTAGGGAATCTAAAGAATGTCTGATGGAAGTCTTTATATGTTCTAATTCTATTAAATCTTTCTTCTTCAAATGCAAATATAGGTTGTCCATCTTCTAAATAAGCTAAACCACAACTATGCATTCCTCCTGTTATTCCTAATATTTTCATATATTTAAAATTTAAAAAACATTTCTTTATAAGGGTTTAAATTTAAAGTCCACCCTAAATCATTATAAAATCCTTCTAGTTTATTAAGTAATATTGATTCAAAAATCTTCTTTCTATCTGCGTTTTGCTCAATGAATTTGTGGATTTTTTCAGGTAAATCCCACTCTAAAAAAGCAATAGCATCAATTTGATATGGGTTAGGTTTTAAATAAATCCATTTAATTTTATCACCTTGACCAATTTGACTGTGTTTTTTGTTTAAACCCCAAAAATTAAGTAAATCATTATATCTAATAACTGCTCTTACAGCTGCTGGGGCTCCTTTAGCTACTACCGTAAACATTTCACCCGCTCTTGCTTTTCGTTCAGTGTATTTATTCAAAGTTTTTACTGATGTTGGATTACCTAATTCTGTAAGAGGAATAGTACCATCTAATATTTGGGTTTTAAATTCCTTTAATCTTTTATCTATTTCACTTTGTCCTTCTCCTTTTAACACATCAACTAAAGTTTTATGAAAAAACTTACCTAATACAGGTGGAAAATTTGCTTTTTTAAATTCAAGACCCTTAACATCAAGTGATTCTTTGACAATTCCTTCTTGTTTAGTAATCCATTGGGCATATCTTCTTGTTGCTCTAAAATAAGCTGATCTGATAACACATTCAGTTTTCATTTCTAATCTATGTTGACCCTTAGCATTAAAACAATCTGTAGCTAAATCACTATAGGAATCAGTAATAATATCTTGATACTTTAAAGCAGCTTCTTCTAAAACATTATCCTTTTCCTCACTTGACATTTCTTCAAAGTTAGGGTATAAATGTTTAAGTAAAGGTTCAGCATGTATATAAATTGAATCTGTGTCGGAATAAGCTACATAATTTGTATCTTCAGGATCACAAATCCACCAAGGAGTATCTTCTAAATGTTTCATAATTCTACTTCATTTTTCATTACTTTGTTCATATGTCTGTTGGCAGCCAATGCAGATTCTTGTATAATACGTTGTCCACTAAGCGTTATAGCTTCAGATAATATAACATTCCCATAACGGAATGATCCCAGTGCTGTTGCACCATACAACGAATTAAGTAAAATCTTCATTGTATATTGTTTCATGTGAAATGTAGCACCTAATTTATCATTCCCTGATTTAAATGCTTTTTTCATTTTATTTTTATATAAAACTCTTTCATCAAACCATTTTTTTAATATAGTTGATAATACTGATTCACGATTTGTATTAAATAAAACCCCATTAGCTGATATTGATAATTCATTTTGTTCTATCATAGCTATTAATCTACCAGCATTAACTTTAGTTCTACTACGTTTGATATTTTCAACTATAAATTCTTCATCAGGATCTTTAAGTTTTAAATCATTTAATCCTAAGCGATTGTTTCTATCATCAGCATCTATAATTCTACCAACCATAGTTTCTTTACCAATATTAATAGTCATAATGATTGAAGGGTATAGTGAAGTTAAATCCTCATCAAACACATAATTGTAAATACCAGCTTTAGGGCAGAATAAATAACCACCAGCATAATTCTTTTTAGATAAAGGATTACGATCTTTAGCAGGAGGAATTATTTTTTTACTTAACAGATAAGCTGAAATTGCCCCATCTTGTGTTTTAGTATTTGCATATACTTCACTATAGTTGTGTTTACCTTTGTGAGCCAAATTCTTTACTAGTGATAGATACTCTAACTTTTCATCTAATATCTTTAATATTTCAACATCCCTAAAGTTATACTGAATAAATTTAAGAGGATCATCATCAAATAATTTATCTAAATTACCATCATACTCAATTTTATTTAACCCAGCATATTTTTCTCCAATAGCATCTAGTTTAAACGAAGGTTCATCTTTCCAACTAAACTTCTTATGCAATCTCATATAATCCAAAGACTCAACTCCTGCAATTTGTATGTATTGGTCCTTAAACCAAGGTGTTTCTCGAACATAACCTATTGGAGATAAATAACGTGCAACATCTTGTCCTAACACATTACACATTCTGTAATATAAGTAGGGAATATCAAAATAATCACTATTCCATCCTACTACAATGTCAGGATCAATTTCTCTAAATCGTTCTAGAAATTTAAGTAATAATTCTTCCTCAGTTTTACAAGGAATAATTTCTTTAGTTTTTGCTTTTGTTCTTTTAAGGTTAGATTTAGGATCTAAAATTAAAATAGCCCACTCATCTACTTGTTTATCATACCAAGCAATTGAGGTTACTTTTTTTGGAGCTGATTTAATATAATCTTCAGTAAGGGCATCACCCATTTCAGTCTCAATATCAAAAAAAAATTCTTTTTGTGTTGTTGATGGTTCATCATTTGTACCATACTTTTCAACAAGAAATTTTTGATATGGGGTCATATCATGGAAATGAAGTTTTGGAGTATCATTTCTGTAGTTCTTAATCTTTTTAAGAGGTTCACCATTTAGCCCCGTAAATTGAGCATCAGCTTCATGACATTCAATGTAAGCTTGGTTATCCCATTCTACTTTACTATAACCCTGATCTTCCCATAAATGTATTAAAAACTTATTATCTTTAAGACGTATTGCGAATGCTTTCTTGTACATAACTTTTATTTTTCATATTTGTTACTAAGGTAACCTACTTGGTACTATTTTTTAACTCTTCCTCAGTAAAGAATTGCTTTAGATCCGGTCTAAAATAATTAACATTTTTTAAGACTTTTTTGTCACGTGTTCTATAGACAATATAATACTTACCAACCTTTTCATAATGACATGGTTCTTTTTGTTCGGCGGAGCGTTTTTCCACGGTTGCTTGTGCATCCTCTTCGCTTGAACAAGCCTTCGACATATTCGAACCTTGTACTTCTTGATAGGCTGGCCATATCTTATCCTTAAGACCATGTAGCATAGTTCCGTTACCCAACGAAACATAGGCAATGTCACATAAAGCATCAAGAACCTCAACAATATCTCCTCTTTCACAGGCATGTTTATACTCCTCAAGTTCTTCGAGGATGAAATCATAAACAAACTGCCATTCTTTCTTTTCGGGAATTGTAGGTTCATAATTATTTGGTTTACCCATAGTGAAATTAAATTCCTCTACTTCATTTACAAATGGTACATTAAAATCTTTTTCTTTACTCATAACTATTATTTATTTAAATTTGATGTCCTCCATTATTAATTTTTACTGAATCAAAAAATTCTTTTCTTGATAAATTATCATTATCTCTAAATACTCCTGATGCTTTTGTCGTTACCATTGAGGCCCCATTATGTTTTACTCCTCTACAACTTACACAATTATGGGTTGCTACAATTGTTACTATAACCCCTCTATTACCTTCAGTAATTTTACCTACTGCATTATGGATAGCTGATGTTAATTGCTCTTGAATAGCTCCTCTTCTACCAAATAATTCTACAATTCTGTTTAATTTACTTAAACCAATTACTTGACCATCTTCACCTGCAATATAACCTATATGAACTACGCCCCCAATTGTTTGGTGGTGGTGTGAACACATTGAGGTTAAAGGAATATTTCTTTCAATTATTATTCCATCATACCCATCTGAAGGAAAAGATGTGATAGGAGACATTGCTGTATATCTTCCTACCCATAAATCATTTACATATGATTTTGCTACACGTCTTGGTGTTTCCATTGAATTGGGATCATTTCTCCAATCGCATTTTAAAGCATCTAAAAACTTACCATAAGCTTCTTCTGCTTCGTCTATCATTTTATCCTTATCAGCTTGTTCTAGGGGGAATCCTTCAGCAACTCCATTTGCAAAACCTGTTTGTACTACTTCTAATTCTTTGTGAATTTTTCTTCGTTTGTTTTCCATTAATTATAACTTTTTGTTTGTACCAATATACGAATTAATTTAGCAAATGCCAAATTAAATTTGAAATTAAGTTGGAGGATTTGGATCCGTCCATTCAGGAGTAGCTAAAATTGCTAATATCTCATCATAATCATATTCTTGAGATTTCGTAGTTAGGGCTGTAACTGATGGTGGTGTTGGTAAATCGAATTTAACAAAAGTTTCTAACTCATCCACAGAGTTTCTAACTGTATCTGCTGATGTTTCATAAACTTGACTAAAGTCAATAGTGGATAATTCGCTTACGTTAAAGATAACAAAGCGTCTGCTTGGGTAGTGATTTGACATTGTTTTGTTTAATTATTTATATGAATCTTGAACTTTAAACTGTATAATTTGCTATATAGTCAACACAATCTTGTCTAATATTTGAACCAAACCATCTACTCATGTTTTCTTCATCTTG